ATACTAGGATTGGTTGAAGAAACTAAAGGTAAACAATCTAAGGTTGACATTCTAAAACAGTTTAATGGTAGGAATGATGTCAAGTATGCACTTAAAGCTGCATTTGACCCAAGGGTTGTATTTACTTTACCAGAAGGTTTACCAGATGGATTTGTAGTTGGAGACCCAGACACACCAAATGGTGCAATGGATATGGCACCAGAAAGATTCATTCGTGTATTCAAAAGAATGCAGTATTGGGTTGAAGGTGGTTCTGCACAAGCAAGTCAAGCTAAAAGAGAGGAGATATATCTTAACACTTTAAGGTCACTTGAGAAATCTGAAGCAGAGTTCTTGATTGCAATTAAAGATAAGACTATGCCTTTCGAATCTGTCACAAAAGAAATTTGTGAATTAGCAGGTTTTGACCTAAGTCCTAAGTAAGTATTGATATAAATACTACTATGGAAAAGGCAATAAACAAATTGGGACTTACTGTTGAAGACAGAGCAATCACTTACACTGATAATGGTGCAAGTAAAATTGCAGAGATTCGACACTATGACCCAGTTATGGGATTGTTAAAGATTGTAGACCCAATGAGTGGTGAAACCCATGAATTGATGTACAATCATGACTTTAAAAAATGGTTCAAGCCAGGAACAGACATTGTTTGTACCTATAATGTAGAAGAACCAGTAATTAAACAGATTGATACTCAGGCAGGTGATGTCCCAGTAACAATCAAAAGATTCCCATCAAGTCCTTTAGACTAGATGGTACAAATTATTATGGAGATATTATGAATCAAGTAGAACAAGTTGATTTGATGCAAACTCAAATTTTGGGTTTAAAAGAATTAGCACAAATGGTTGCAGTTATTGATACATGTGCAAGTCGTGGAACTTTCAAAGCAGAGGAGTTCTCAACAATCGGAAGATTAAGAGAAATCATTATTGCAGAGAGTCAGACACAAGCACAAATCAGACAAACTGCACAACAACAAGAGGCAACTCAAGAAGAAGTGAATCTTGATGGTGGTATGACAGAAGGAAATGAAACTTCTGAACCAGCAGTTGATGCTAGAGAAAAATTAAAAAGAAGTAAAGGTAAAAAGTAATGGCAGATAGTTTCGATTTCGGTTTTACAGCAGTAGACCAAGATGAACTTACAACTAAGACTGGGGAAGCTGCAGCTCTCAATGAGAAGATTGCAGAAGACCTTAAGAAAGTTGCAGAATCATCTAAAGGTGCAGTAAATTCAGAACAAATAGAAAATTTGGATGCAAAAGTTGATGTTCTCAACAAACTTGTATCTAATGCACTAGATGAACTGGATGATGCAAAAACATCTATGGGTAGTTCTACAGATGTTGCAGTATCGAAATTGAAATCAAATCTTGCTGATGCAGAAGAACTTATACTTCCACTTCTCCATAAACTTATGGAAAACGAAGACAAAGAGTATATCTATTGGCCAAATAGAAAAGCAATTATTTCACAACAAATCGAAAGAGTAAAAAAAATAACAAGGGGATAGATTATGGCAACTGATAATTGGGGACAAACAATACCATCATGGGTTGAAGATAACTCATATGAATGTGCAACTATGCAAACTATTATGCAGAATGATGGTCACCCAACACCAATGACCTCTGCACAGTTTTGTAAAATGATGAAAGAATCTGGTGACAAATACATTGTAAGGGATGGTATTGTTAAAGACAGTGAATGGATGGATGGTAAGTTTTTAGAAGATGGTCAAAGAACTTACACTGGTGTTGATGGTATTGCACAAAAAGATGAAATGCTTGCAAAATATGGTGCAGCTCCAGATGGTAATCCAAAAGCAACTCTAAGTTTTTCAAAAGGTGTTGATGAAAACGATACATCTAATTGGGGGCCTGCACAATGGTTAGGTAACTCTGGACTTGATGCTTACATGGAAGCTTATGTTTACAAGAATGGTTCTACAGTCGTTGCAAATACAGAAACTTTTGATAGGGTTGAAGTAAAGGTATATTGGAAATACATCGATGATTACAGGAAAGCAATCACTGGAGAAGTAAATCCTATGGCAACAGTTTCATCAAAAGTTATCCCAGATGCAACAACAAACAAAACAACAGCAGTACATATATCACCATCAAACTCAGATGTTAGTATGGAAGACTTTGGTCGAACAGAAGACTACAAATTTAAAACTACATGTGTCAATGACTTTTTAGTCTCTGGTGCATCCATGAAATACAAAAAAGAATGGTTAAAGGGTGGTAGTCATGAGACTGCATCTTTAATTGATAATTTCTTAATTGCAAATGGAATGGGTAGAACTGCAAATGTTGATACATGGGTTACTCATTCATGTCCGACACTTGGTCAACCAAGAACAACAAAAGACATTCTTAATTTTGTAGGTGGTCAAAGAGTAGAAACTACACTACAAGATGTAGATGGTGGTACTTTCAGTCTACCAGCTGGTCATCCTATGATAAACCATGTTGCAACCTCAGATGTCAAATGGAAAGAATTTTGGCAAGAACAATATGAAGCTGGTGCATTCTCAGCTGAGAATGAAGCATTGTACGAAGCAATTAGAGTAGATATTAGAGCATAAAGTTGTCAGATAGAGAACACATCTTAAAACTTCAAAGAGGAGACATTGCTCTCATCGTAAATAATGAGGATGGATGGTTTAGTAAAATGGCAATTGCATTTGCAGATGACCATGATAATCCAGTTCAAATTAATCAAGAGTGGTTATCCCTTTATAAAGCAGTTACACACCTTTCAATGATATGTGACACTTACTTAAGAAGTCGTCAAAATCTTATGCAAGAAGATGGTTCAGACCTTCTACAAGAACAAGAATGGAATGCAGACATGTTAGACCCATATGTCTTAAAAGACTATCTAACAGACTTAGGTTACTCCACCCCACCAGAACTTCAAAAAGAAGTAGATGCATTTGAAGAAGACAAAAAGGAAAAGACAGAATCTATGGGAAATGTTATAGACTTGTTTACTAAAAATAAACTTGATTCGTAGGTACACTATTTGGTATAATAGTTTAAATTTATTACAATATGAAAGGAATATATTATGGAAAAACGAAAGTCACCTTATGACATAACACCACAGGAAATGTTATATGCAGAAATTGGTAGAGAAATCTCCAAGTATGCAGAAAATCAAAAAACCACATCACTACGATTCAGTAGAAAACAATTCGAAACAGATAGAAAAGGAAGTGCAGAGGATGATGTATGGAATCATATGTTATCTGCATGTGATAAACTAACTCGTATCGGTACACTTTGGGGCCCTAAAGATACTTCTTGTCTTAATGAAAAGGAAAGGATTATTGTCAAGGCACAACTAAGGAAAAGAGAGAATGACAGAAAGAGAAGAGAAAGAGTTGAAGGCAGAAAATCAAGTATTAAGGAATAATGTCAAAGATTTAGAACGACAACTCCATGATGCGTACAAAAGGATTAATGAACTAAATGAAAGTAACCAATGTAGACAATAGTGGTAATGATATCCATCTAATTGAAGATGTTGTATCTGATGCAGATACAGTTGGTTGGTACTATGGATTTATGTTGTGGGGTAAATGGAATAAGAGTCAAATATTCTATAACCAAAATCCACCAATAGTTGCAATGGATACTGATATTCAATATGCAACTTATTTCTCAACAGAGGGACAATCAAAAGTTGACCCATCAATGGTTACAGGAACTAAAGAAAAACTAAGTTGGTTCATAAATGTATCTAAAATAGAAAACTGTTATCATTATCAAACATCAAAGAATCAAAACAAAGTAGAAGGTTTGACTGCTGACAATATCAAAATTACAGAGGATATAAGTGCAGAACCATTTAAAGTAGGTAACTATGAAGTTACTCAACAAATGATTGATGATAATCCAGATGTATTTAAAACAATAGGTCTAAATGATGAAAGGATGTCTGCTGGAGTATATTCAATGCATCCAGAGATAAGAAGACTTGCAAATGAAATATATGATGTCTACAGACCACATTGTGAAGAGGTAATCGGAAGAAAGTTTAAGAAAGAATATACTAATGGTTATTTAAATAGAAATATGTTTGGTGACACTGTATGGACTCATGCTGACCCATTTGATTATACTTTGGTAGTTTATCTAAATCCAGAGTCATATGATTTAAGAAAATGGGGTGGTGAAACATTATTCTTTAATGATGATATAACTTTTTCTAGAGGTGCTGTTGCACCAAAAGGTAGCACTGCATGTTTGTTTAAGAGTGACATCCCACATAAAGTTACTAGTGTATCATGGGAAGCAGATTTTGATAGACTTGCAATAACTTACTACTTGGAATATGATGATATTAAAGAGTAAAGGTTTAATAGAAAATACACCAGTACATGTTTTTGATATTCCAACTTACATAAAAACAGAGATTGATGGTTGGGTCAAAGAAAGTAAAAAACTAAAAGACCATCCACTAGGAGAATTGAAAGCATCTGAAAATGCAGCTTACAATCATCCAGATGATGGTAAAAAGTATAATACATTTCAGTGTTCTATAAGTCCAAGATTAATTGAAGAATCATTTTGGTTACCATGGACAATAAGAATTGCAAATAAATACTTTGCACCACAGGAACATCATCGTTCATTGAGATTAAGAAGAATCAATGGTCATTTTGATAACTATGAAATATGGACAAACTTCTCAAATAAAGGAGATAGTAATCCAAGACATGACCATGGTGGATGGATATCTGGTGTAATATATTATAGTAATCATGGACATCCTACAATCTTTGATGATTATAATGCAGAATATGAAGGTAAAGATGGTACAATGATATTATTTCCTGCTAACACAATACATTCATGTGCAGAACAAACACAGGATGAAGAGAGAATAACAATTGCATTCAACCTAATAATGGACAAATCATGGCAATAATAAAAAATATAGATGTACTCGGAGAAGAAATCTTTTGGATTGATGAGGTCGTTCCAGCTGGATTAGTTCAAGGTTGGTGGTCAGATGTAATTAACTATGGTAAATGGGATAAAGGATTTCTTGCATATGGTGGTAATCCACCACATCCTAGTATGGACAAAAGTGGAGACCCTCATCTACAAGAAGCAATTAGAAGTACAGGTTCTTTCAGTACAGATATAACAGGAACAAAAGAAAGACAAACATGGTACATGAATGTATCAAGAAGTCGAGAAGCATTCAAAGAAGCAGCTACTAAAGCATATAAAAAAATACAGGATGGTAATGAACCTTATTGGGAAGACCCAGAAGTAAATGAAAAATCAGAAGAAAGTGGATTTGGGTTACAACAACATCAATTTAATCATCATCCGATGATACACCAAACAGTTAATCAGATTTGGGGTATGTATAAACCATCTTTTGAAGAGGCATTAGGTAAAGAACTAAAGGACTACAATAATTGTTATTTACATTCATTCCAACATGGAGATAGTAGTTGGACACATCAAGACTACATGGACTACAGTGCAATTGTATATTTAAATCCACCTATGATGCCTTTTTGGGATTTAAGAAAATGGGGTGGAGAAACTCTGTACTGGAATGATGATTTAGATTTTGTTCGTGCATGTACAATACCAAAAGGTGGAGCTGCATCATTGTTCAGAGGTGATATTTTCCATAAAGTGACGATGCCAAGTTGGGAAGCTGAGTTTGGTAGAAACGCTGCAACTTTTTTCTTTGACAAAAAATGACTATGAGGTTATAATAGATACTATGAATATATTTTACTTAGATAAAGACCCAAAAACATGTGCAGAAATGCATTGTGATAAACATGTCGTCAAGATGATTATTGAGTATGCACAGTTGATGTCAACTGCACATCGTGTTCTTGATGGTGACCAATATGAAGGTAAAACTGCAAATGGTCGTAGGATACAAAGATGGAAACATCCAATACCAGAGATGGAAAACACATTATACAAAGCATCACATGTAAAACATCCAAGTGGATTGTGGACTAGAGACTCACAAAACCATTACAATTGGTTATATACAATGTGGACACACTTATGTGACGAATATACATATCGATATGGTAAAGTTCACATGACAGATTCCAAACTCAGAGATTTACTTGAATCACCACCTATGCAAATACCAGTGGAGACATATGTTGACCCCTATCTTGCAATGCCAGATGATGTGAAACAAAAAGATGTAGTTCAATCATATCAAGATTACTATGTACAATACAAAAATCATCTTGCAAAGTGGACTAATAGAAGTATACCATCATTTATGAGGTATGCATCATGAATGATATAATATGGATATACCAATTACCATTTAACATATTTGCATTTGCATTTAATTTTGGTTTTTGGTTTGCAATGGGTTGGATTGTGTTTAGTAAAATTAAGGACATGGATTGGTAATGCCTACATATACTTTAGAAGATAAAGAGACAGGTGAACAACATGATGTGTTGATGACTTGGGATGACTTACAAGAATATAAAAAAGGTAATCCAAATCTAAAACAAGTGATAACTGGTGGCCCTGCTATTGTAGGTGGTGTTGGTAATAGAACTGGATTAGGTCAGAGTGGTGGATTCAATGAAATGTTATCTAAGGTTGCAGATGCACATCCAAGGTCAGAACTTGGGAAGAGTGTAAGACGAAGAAGTGCAAAGGAAGTCAAGACAGATGAGATTGTCGATAAACATGTAAAGATTCAACAACGAATGAAGAAAGAAGGGAAACCTTTAAGTGGTAAAGGAAAATTAATAAAATGATAGAAACTATAAAAAAACTAATATATTGGGTGGTTAATTCTTGGAGAGTTGTCATGGATAATAGATATAATCCATTGAGACATATCAAAGACCCATCAATACAAGGATATTTTACAATGGCATTGTTTATAATGTGGTCTGGTTATTTTGGTGTAGTTGCACTACACTGGATGAATTGGATAGGATACAGTATTGTCTGGTCAATCATTATTCACATGGCAGTTCTTATTCCAATTATGGTAACCAATGCTGTATTTGAACAAGCAGAAAAAGATGGTGCAAATTGGGTGTCAAATTATAAACAGGAAAAATAAAAATGAAAAAACAATTACATGATTACGAAGGTTACACTGCATTTGAAAGACATCAAATAGGTGAGAACAAAATTGAAGGTGCAGAATTTCAAGATGTGGATTTGCAAGGTTATGAAATTAATGGTAACTCAGTACCAGCATTTTACTATATGACAAACGCAGGATGGGTTGTTGAAGATGAAGTAGGATTCTCTGGTTGGAAAGTTGTCGAAGGTGAAGGTCTTGGTACTAATGATAAAGGTAAACCTAGATTATCGACTGTATGGGAAACATCGTGGTGGCATTCCATAGAACCAAATGTCCCTAGAAAATTAGTAGGTGGCCCTTTCAGAGCTGCAATTGGTGATTATACTTTAGGTATTAATGCACTATTCTATTTACATAAGTTTTGTCCAATCATAGACTACAGAGTCACATATGATAAAGCAGTAAAAGTTGGTGAGGTTATGGAAAACCTAGTAACAGATGTATCTATACACAATGGACAAATGCAACAAGAATGTATTCAAAGAATTTATGGAACTGATAAAATTGTAGGACATTGTTGGACTAACCATCATGTCCCAGAAGACAAGAAAGATGAAGTTTAGTTACAGACCACTATGTGAAGGACTAACCCTCAAGGAAAGTTCAATAGAAGGAACAGGTCTGTTTGCAACAGAGGATTTCAAAGCAGGAATCTTTTTAGGTGAAACCCATATATGGGAAGAACGAAGAAGAGACTGGATTAGAACACCATTAGGTGGATTTATAAATCATTCAGAAGACCCAAATTGTTACATTAGTACAAACATCCATTATCACAATGGAGACCAAAGAGAACTATACACAATTAGACCCATATCTGAGGGTGAAGAATTAACAGTGTATTATACACTATTACAGGAGTAAATTATGGAAGGAATTAATTCAGTATTTCCAGTACCAATATATTTCAATAAAATAGAAATAGAAGATATTGTAGTACCTCACTTTGGTGAAGAACAAAATGTTTTAAGACAGGAAGTTCCAGTACTAAAAGATAAAGTTTTTGAAGTTGTCAGTGAACTTATAAAATCACTTGGATATGTAGACCAACCATTAAAACTAAATGATATGTGGTTTAATCGTTATGATAAGAATAGACCATTTTTAGAACATCATTATCATCAAAATTGTTCATGGACTGGATGTTATTTTCCAGAAGATGCAAATCATCAGTTAGTAATCTATAATCCAATGGCAAATGTTATGCAACAACACTATCCACAAATTACTGATATAACAGATTTTAATACAGAAGTTTTACCATTTAATGGTATAATGAAAAACAGTTTGATGATATTCCCATCATATTTAGCACATCAAGTTATGTGGAATGGTGGTGACCCATCACATTCAATTTCATTTGATATTGCATATCAATTACCTATTGGTGACAAAGAATATGGGAGTTACTCAGAATAATGGAAGCTATACTAAACAAAGACGATTACAGAGAGTTTACTCAAAGAGTGGACATTGCAGTTTCTAAAGGAAAAGAAGTACCTCATATTGTAGATATGATATCTGCAAATCAATTTAGAGTAACCTTACTTAAGAAAGTAGACTTAGAATTATTAGATGAATTAACAGGATGAAGACATTCGAAATACTAGATTATGGGTTTGAGTCTTTACCCACAGAAAATATAGATGGTAAAAGATACTATGTCACACCAACAGGTGAGAAGTATCCATCGGTTACATCGGTTACTGGACTTTTGAGTAGGGATGGTATTAAGAAATGGAGAAAGAGAGTTGGTGAAAAAACTGCAAATAAAATATCAACTCAAGCTGCAAGACATGGTACATCTGCACATCAACTATTTGAAGACTATATCAGAGGTGATAACTTTGAAGAGAAATTCAAGGGTGCAATGCCCACAACTCAACAAGCATTCATCTCACTAGAAAAAGAACTAAATCAGATAGGTGTTGTCCATGGACTTGAGTCACCACTTTATTCACATAATCTACAACTTGCTGGTAGAGTAGATTGCATTGCAGAGTGGAATGGTAAACTATCGGTCATCGATTTCAAAACCAGTGCAAAACCAAAAAAAGAAGAATGGATACAAAATTATTTTATACAAGAAACTGCATATGCAAAAATGTTTGAAGAACTTACAGGTGAGACAATACATGCAATTATCACAATGATTGCAGTGAGTAATGGTTCTAGTCAGTTGTTCATAGAACAACCAAGTGATAGGTATGTTGACCAGCTACAAGAACTTCGTAGTCAGTATAGAACTGAGTATGGTCTTTAGTAGGAATTCATTGCAAACCACATTATTAAAAATGGTAAAGCAATGGGTGCTAACATGAAGAAAGTAAAAGAAGTGATTTCTCTTATGTTCTCACATATCTCGCATCGGTGTTCATAGATATAGTTAATAGCACGACTCATTTTAGGTTCGTTCTCCTTATAAATACAGTTATGGGTTAATAAAACGATATACTATCTAGTTATAGATTTTTATCACTTATATTTATAATAGTTATAAGTTACCTTTTCAAAAAAATTAAAAATAAACATGGCATATTCAGAAAAAGTAGTAAAAAGATTTGAGGATGTTCTAAACAATCCAGAGAAACATGCAGTCGGTAGGTTCGACCCTAAAGACCCTAATGTTGCAACTGGATTAGTAGGAGCTCCTGCTTGTGGTGATGTCATGAAACTCGACCTAAAAATGAATGGAGACACAATAGAGGATGTCAAATTCAAAACTTATGGATGCGGTTCTGCTATTGCATCATCGACACTTTTTGTTGAACTGCTCAGAGGTAGAACAATTGAACAGGCAAAACAAATTAAAGATAAAGAAATTGCAGAAGCTCTTGAATTACCACCTATCAAACTACATTGTTCAGTCCTTGCAGAAGAAGGAATCAAACGAGCAATCGAAAACTGGGAAGAGAAAGTTCAAAAAAGAAAACACAACAATCCACCAGACTAAATGAAATTAGATTATGAAGTAAGTGAGATAAGTCTTGAAGATGCAAGACCAATCATTCAAAACAATAACGACAAAGAAGATATCTATGGATTAGATTATCCATGGCCAAATGGTCTTTTTCATAATTGTTATGGTTTGTTTTATAAAGATAAATTAGTTGGTGCATCACAATTTTGTTCTTATCGTAAGAATGAACATTGGCACATCCCTTTTCATAAAGAATATTTTGGATGTTATACAGATACATGTGAAGGGTTTTATGAGTTAGCTAGACTTGCAGTAGAACCACAGGACGAACATAATATAACATCATGGTTCTTATCTCGTGCAATCAAATTACTAGACCCTAAAGTTTTAGTCACAGCTGCAGAAGAAGACAAAGGTGGGACAATCTACAAAGCTACAAACTTCGAATACTATGGGTTGAAATATGACAGAGATTGGTACGAACCAGAAAAACCCTTTCATACATATTTAAAAATATTTGATAAAAATATACAATGTGAGTGGAAAAAGACTTGACATATACCAGTTCGGTAGTATACTAGTATAGTAATGAAAATAAAAGTGATTATATGATTTTAACCAAAAAAAGGTTTACAGAAGCAATTGAGACTCTTGTCTTACAAAAAGGATTAAACTACATTGATGCAATCGTGTATTATTGTGAGACTCAACATCTTGACCCAGAATCAGTAAAGAACTTAATTACTCCACCTCTTAAACAAAAGATAGAGAGTGATGCATTATCTTACAACTTATTAAAACCAAACACAAAGAAAGGAAAAGGTAAATTACCAATATGAAGAAATTTAATCGTACACCACAAAGACAAAAGGAATGGGATAGAAAACCAAAGAAACCATCTGGGCCACCACCATTTGATGTCTTAATGAGACGATTCAAAAAGAAAGTTGAAAGGGATGGTATCATTGCAGAGGTTCGTGAAAGACGATACTATGAAAAACCATGTGCAAAGAGACAAAAGAAAATGAATGGTTGGAAACGAAAGATTAAGATTGATAAGATTCGTGAAGAACAAGCATTGGAAGCTTACAAAAGAACCAATAGGTATTAATAGGTGGATGCAAGATTTGGATATGAATCATACAAATTATATCTAGGGATTAAACTACATTATAATTCAGATTATGATTTTAATAGATACAATGGAAAAGTTAGTGCATCATTTGAGAGTTATCTCAAAAGAAATGATAAGTTCCAGTTTGCAAAACTTAGGAAACAACACAATGGACAACTTAAGGATTTCTATATTGCAAACTTCATGTACAAGGATTTTTGGGTAGGAGATTTATTTGGTGAAGAAGCAAAACAAAACTATACAGAGTGGAAGAAGTATAACCAATCCCTTCTCTACTCTTTTGAGAAAGATATCAGACATCTTAACTCACTTGAAGGAAAACTGGACAATCTATTTGATAATAACGATTCTAGTCATCCTATCATTCTCCAGTGTCTTTTATCCAAATCCATATCTTTTGGAACAGGAGTATTACTTGATGCCCTTGTTGGATGGAGTTCCCGCGTAAAAATATCAGAACAATATGTTTGGCCTGAGGTTAAACAGAGATTGCAAAAGACTCAAGGATTTATCGGATACAATAACGATATATTGAAAAAGAAGGTATTAGAAATATATGACTCTTGAAACACATGAACCTACATTAGAAGAAATGATGGAAATTGATAATGCAATGTCGTATTTAAACCTCTCAGAGGGTCGTACTGCATACATTATAGGTAATGGTCAGTCTAGGATAGGATTAGACCTAACGACTCTTAATGGAGACATATGGGGGTGTAATGCACTATATCGTGACTATACACCAGACTATCTCACCATTATAGATGTCAGTATCATGGGTGAATGTTGTGAGGCAGGATATCCAAAAAACAACAAATGTTACTTCTCTGGAGAATGGGATGACCCATTAGAATTTGAAGAATACAATGTGATTAAAGGAACAATGGGTGTACCAGTAAGAGAGTGGATAGACCCAAGTCATTCTAAAGTGACTATGCATGGAAAGGGTAATGGGAATGTAGGTATCCTAGAAATGCAAGCAATAGGAATAGAGGATGACTATAAGATTTCAAAGATAGGTGGCCCAGTCGAAGACTACCATCTATTTGAGAATTGGTTCGCAGGTACTACTGCAGCTGCAATGGCATCTATGAACCATGACTACGATAATGTAGTCTTTGTTGGATTTGATTCTATTTGGAATTACGATTCGACTAAATATAATAACATCTATGCTGGAACTCGATGTTATGGGACAGAAGACGACCCAGAGAACAACAGACTTGTTGAGACTGGTGACCAAGGTTGGATATCCCAGACAGAACAACTAAAGATTTTAGTTGACAGATTCCAAAACATGGACTATTATATAATGAAGGACGAATTAAGTATATCTCCATTGGAAGGTTACTTAGTTTGAATACAATAATAAAATGCAATACAATGCTAATACGAGGATAAAATTATGTCATTTCAAGACTTAAAAAAATCTAGAGGTGGATTCGACACCTTACAGAAATCACTAGAACAATCATCTAGTGGAACTGAAACTAAATCATACAATGATGACCGATACTGGAAAATCGACTTAGATAAGACTGGTAATGGTTATGCAGTTGTAAGATTCTTACCAGCATCACAGAACGAGGATATGCCTTGGGTTCAATACTTTGACCATGGTTTCCAAGGGCCAGGTGGATGGTACATTGAGAAGTCTTTAACGACTCTTAATGAGAAAGACCCAGTATCAGAACACAATACTGAATTGTGGAACTCTGGTCTTGAGTCAAACAAGGATATAGCAAGGAAACAGAAAAGAAGGTTGCACTATGTGTCAAACATTCTTGTAGTTTCTGACCCTACACATCCAGAGAATGAAGGTAAAGTATTCCTATTTAGATATGGGAAGAAAATCTTCGAAATGTTGAAAGACAAAATGCAACCACAGTTTCAAGATGAAACACCAGTAAATCCTTTTGATTTATGGGAAGGTGCAGACTTTAAAATCAAAGTTCGTAAAGTAGATGGATACTGGAACTATGATAAATCAGAGTTTGCAACTCCAAAACCATTATCAGATGATGAGGCACGAATGGAAGCAGTCTGGAATAGTCAACATTCATTAAAAGATGTTATTGGTGCAGACCAGTTTAAATCTTACGATGAACTGAAACAAAAACTCGACAGAGTTTTAGGAATGACAGCATCTACATCAACTGCAGCTTCGGTTGCATCTGATATGGACGATGTTGCATATCCAAGTCCAGAACCAACAGTTGCAGAACCTACTACTGTATCAACAGATGTAGAGGAAGATGAGTCACTCTCATATTTCCAAAAACTTGCAAATGATGTGTAAGGATTGTCAATCCTAAGTAATTTGAATTATAAATATACTATGCACTAATAGGATTGACTAAGGGGGCTGAGTAACCACTTGACTCAGAGAATGTACCAAGTAGGCAGGTTGAGGTTTGGGTACATACATCGTGGTAAGATATCAAATGCGGCAGTGTGATATCGGTTAGGTAGCGGGTCTACAAAGAGGGGCTAATCTAACAACTTTATATTATGGAAAATTCTTATGACAAAGCAATGGCATGGTGGGAAGGGTTCAAAACAACGCCCATCAGAAGGTACAGTCTATCAAGACAATTGGGAAAAGATATTTGGTAAGAAAAAACCAAAGGTAAAGTCACATAAGAAAACACCTAAACATGGACTTACTCAAGTCCACAAAGATAAATCTAAAACTATTCCAAGAAAAGAAAAGTATTCTACCCTAGACTAGGGTAATGAAGTGCAGAATGGTTCATCATGTTTGAACCAGTTGCATTGAATCTTTTTATATTATTACTAACTCTATTACTTACTTGAGGTGCAACAACAACATTGTTATTTTGTCCTTGAGGTTGGGTAGTACTAGTTGGTGTTACATCGGTTGCAGTTACATTTGCATTGAAGTTTAAATCCACATTATTCATGTCCTTAAGTGCTGCTGTAATTTTCTCAAGATGTTGAACTTTTTTGTCTGTTATACTACCTAGTCCAGAACCTATTTGTAGAATACCATCACCTATCATACCTAACTTTGTACCAAGGTCAGCAGCTAACTGTAATTTAGACAGTTTTTTCATCTCACCAGCAAAGTCCTCACCTGTCCATCCTGCCAGTAATGACCCCCAACCTGTTTCAGATTCAGGCATTTTTGGGAATTCAAATCCTTTTAATGCAGTTTT